TTAATTTTGCTCAGGGCTTTTTCATTTTCTGACGGAAGATATTCCGTCAGAAGAATTAAAAATTAATTGTACCTTGAATTTTTGAAGTTAATCGTAAATTAAGTTTTTTGAATTCGTTGTCTGTTTGTTTAATTTTGTCTTTTAATTCGGTATATAATTTAAATTTCTCATCGTTCTGAATTTCCTTTTCTATCTTTTTGAGTTCATTGGTTAATTCTAGTTTGTTTTTAGTCAAACTTTCGCGAAGCATAGCATCGTCGAATAAATAATCAAAAATAAATTCTTGATACATGTAAAACATTTCTCTTCTTTCATCAGGGACTGATTCAATCGATAAGCTAAGAATAAATAATAAAAACCCTTTTTTACTTAATGATAAACGTTTACGTTTATCACCATAAAGTTCTTCATTAGCAACCCTCTCCACATACTTTTTAAGTATTGGATTTTTAATAACTTCGTGAGCTTGATAATCATAATCAATTCCCATGTGTTCGCACACTAATTTTAAAGGGATTTGATTGTTTTCTTTGTTTAAAGTTGTTTCGTCAAAAAGTACAATTAATTCTTCTTGTTTCATGATTTTTGTTTTTTTATTGATTATTTATTCAAAGTATCGGGGGTTTAAACCCCAGACACTTGTGTTTTTTTACTAAAAAATAGACTTTTTGAGCAAGTAACATGTGTTTAAAAACATGTTACTTGCTATTTTTTCTCACTCAATCTTCACATTCAATTCACTACCACAATTTGGACACTTAAGAGTTGCCTGTTCTGGATGTTCGAATAGTTCCGAAACATCACAACCAATTGCTAATGCAATTTTATTTAAAGTAAGAACAGTCGGATTTCCATTTATCATATTACTAAACGAAACTGTTGAAACATCTAGCATTTCAGCAACTTGCTTACTTGTAAATCCTTTTTTTGAAATTGTTTTTTTAATATTTAGTCCCATAATTATTTATATTATATTGCAAAGATATAGTATTAATATTATATGTTTAATAATATTGTAGTTAATTAAGGTTAAAAGCACAATAAACATTTGTGTAATTAAATATATAACCTTATTTTTGCGTTGTGATATTAAACAATAAACATTAAATACAAAAAATTCAACCAAATGAAAAAACCAAATGAACTAACCGGAGGTGTTCCGGTAAAAGGAAGCGAAGAAATGGATGCTGCTTTATGTCTCGAAGTTTTTAATTCGTACATTCGTGATTGTAGAAAAGCTATACGTGCTCAAAGCCGCATGCAAGTAACTTTAAATGCCGATGGTAAATCGTCGCATCTTGTATTTGAGAGTAAAAATTTGACTTTAACACTGAATGCAATTTAAAACCAAAAACATTTATGATACAAATTAATGGTGTAGAGATTACCGAAAACTTGGTAGCCATATTAAATTCTCTAGGATTAGGTGAAAAATCGCACAAAGATGACAGAAACACCTATTATTATTCGAAGACTCTAATAAAGGTAAACGATTTTTTTATTGACTACATGACAATGAAAATAAGTCCGGGCGACATGAAAGAATTAAAAGAAATTACGGAGTTACTAATTGCCATTAAAGAAATAAGAGATAGTTTAATGAGTTTAGATGCTGAATTCAACAATATTTTGAAACTTTATTGATAAATACCATGACACTTATTTACGTACTCGAAACGCCCAACCTGGGCGATGCTGTAAAAACAGCAATGGACATTTATTCCACTACAGGAATGAAACCTTCAATTATCAGTGATGGTGCTGATAATTTTAAATTCAATTGTAAAGATGCTGCATTATTATGTTCTAAAACATGTAATCAGGAAGAATATGCCGAAAAACATATTATTGTTGAATAATTATTTTTAAAAAATATCATTTAAGTATTTGATAATCAGATATTTGTATTATATTTGCACCGAATTAAATAAAAACTAACAAAAAAAAAGATTTATGGAAACAAAAAATGAATTTGTATTTGAAAATGGAGCTAAAATTCAAGTTCCTATTATTGAAAATGAGGTTTCGTGGTTTATCGCCACAGAGGTTTGCGATATTTTAAATATTGCAGATGCAAGGCAAGCTGTAGAAAGATTGGACGATGATGAGAAACGTAAAGAAAAAATTTTGTTTGCTGGTCAAAATAGAGAAATTTGGCTTATTAATGAATTTGGACTCTATTCGGTTATTCTAACATCAGAAAAGCCGGAAGCAAAAACTTTTAAGCGTTGGATAACACATGTCGTACTTCCTTCAATTAGAATAAACGGTAAATATACTACCGAAGAAGCCAATGAAAGAGAAGAATTAATTCAATCAAAAATTAAGGAAATTGATTTAGCAGAATTAAATATAGTGGAAACTAAGAAACTTCTAAATACCCAAAAAGAAAAATTGGACAAATTACAATCTCAATTAAAAGAAATTTTAAAGACAAATTTCAGACAATTAAAGCTTGATTTCTTAACCGATCAGGTATAAAATTCAGCTAAAAACACAAAAAAAACACCACCTGCTCGGTAATATATACCGAGCAGACATGTGTTTTTAATAAAAAATTGAGCAAAAATATACCTGCTCGGTAACTAAAAATACAATTTAAAAACAAATAAATTATGAAAACAAAATTATTAGTATCAATAAATTCTACAGAAATTTTATATTTGGAAAATGAAAAAGGAATCTTAGTTCCAATTGCTCCAATTTGTATTGCACTTGGATTAGACACAAGCGAACAGTTCTATTTAATTAAAAATCATGAAACTTTGTGTAGTTTTCTCACTAATGAAAAAATTAAACACGATAATATTGAATTTAAAGAAGTTGCATGTTTACCAGTAAAATGGGTTTTTGGTTGGTTGTTTACGCTCCGAAGTGAAAAAACGGATAACGATATGATTACCATATACAATTCATTTATAGATTTAGTTAAGCTATAACTAAACTTATAAGTTAAGTTCACTATCTTTGTACCACTGAATTAGTCGTTGTTTTAGATTTGTTTTTGAGTATGAATGCCCCGCATATTAATTTATGCGGGGCTTTTTTTGTCCTTTTTTGAGATATTTAAGAGCTATATATTTGAATAAAAATTAGATAAATGGCACATTTAGAGAGATTCGAGAAACAAAACGGATTTAAAAAGCGAAATAGATACATAAACGATGGACCTTTTGAAATAGAAATTCAGGGAGATTCTACCATTGCCAAATATAACAGAAATAAGGATGTAGAGCAAGTAAACGAGTTCAATTCCAAAATACAAAATTGGGGTATGAGCGTAAAATCAGGGCTTATAGAATCAATCGGGCAGATGGTAAAGGTGGATAAAGAACTGAGTGCAAGCCTTAAAAATAATTACTACAACGACAATAAACCACTATCGGCTAATTGGGGCGAGATTGACCGTATTGGATTTTCCTTTCGCCCCGAAGGTATTTACATACACATGGGTGTTGGACGTGGATATCATCACAATGGTACTGTGAGCACAAAGCAAAACAGAATGGATGCAAACAAACAAAATACAATGGGACGTAAACCAATAGTTTGGTTTAATCCTGTAATAGAACAGCATATCAGCCAATTATCAAAAATAGTTGAAGAGTATGCTGATGATTTAGTAATTAATTATAGTAGAATTTACTTATCAGAATAAAAAAATGGCTGTAACAATAAAAGATTTAAGGTTTAGCATTTACCTGAACAATGAACAGGCAAAGAAATCTGCTATGGATATGCAAAAGCAACTCCAAATGGTTGGTGATGAGATGGCTCAATTAGCAAAAGAAGGTAAAAAAGATACAGATGTTTATCGCCAAAAGAAGAAAGAGCTTGATGGGCTGAAAGATAAATATTCAGCATTAAAAAAAGAAGCAGGGCTTTATGGAATGAGCATGAAGGAACTTCGAAAACTATCCATGACAATGAAAAATGACATGGATAGGATGATTCCGAACTCAAAAGAGTGGACTGCCCTCAAAAAAGATTTGGATGTGGTAAACAACCGAATAAAAACGCTAAAAGTAAGTGCCAATGGCACTGAAAGTTCTCTTTCTAAAATGGCTACCGGTTTTAATAAGTATTTTGCCATTGGTACTTCTATTATAGCCGGTGCTGTTTTAGTTGGTAGTGCTGTTTATGGTATGCTTAAAAAAACAATGGAATTTTCAAAAGCAGTATCAGAACTTTCGGCTTTGACAGGTGCAACGGGTAAAGATTTAGATTTTCTTAAAGATAAATCGAAGGATCTAGGAAAACAGTATGGAAAATCAGCAACCGAAATTGTAACTGCCATGAAATTGGTTGGTAGCGCAAAGCCTGAGTTACTTTCAAACGTTGCAGCATTGGGTGATGTAACAAAATCGGTACTTACACTTAGTAAAGCTACAGGAATGGAGCTTAGTGAGGCTACAAATAGTGTTACAACTATTATGAACCAGTTTAATTTATCGGCTGTAGAGGCTGATAGAGTGATAAATGTGTTGGCAGCTGGGAGTAAATATGGAGCAAAAGAGGTTGATTATTTGGGCGAAGCGATATCGAAAGTAGGTACAGTGGCTAAAGCTGCCGGATTATCGCTCGAAACTACAACTGCTATAGTTGAATTATTCGGCGAAAAAGGAATTAAAGCTGAATCTGCCGGTAATGGATTTAAACGTGTGTTGGTAGAACTGCAAAGCGATACAGATAATTATACCAATGGCGTTTTTGATTTGAATAAAGCCATTGACAATAATCAGAAAATAGCAGGAGACAATATTGCATTACAGAAAAAATTCGGCACTGAGTTTTTTTCATTAGCTCAAATTTTACTTCAAAACAAAGAAAGATTTGAACAGCTTACAAAACAAGTAACAGGAACTACAGTTGCTGAAGAGCAAATGCGTATTGCTACCGATAACCTTTCGGGCGATATTGAAAAAATGTCAGCAAGCTGGGATTCGTTTATACTTGGATTAGAAGATGGACAGGGTCCAATTGCAAAAGTTTTCAGAGGGTTGATACAGTGGACTAAAGAAGCTATTGATGCGCTAGGTAAATTGACTAAAAGTGATAATGTCTTAAATATAGATGCTTATACAAAGGAAGCTGAAAAAAAAATCAAGATATTTAAAGAGGTTCAAGGTGCGGATGCTAATAAAACAACAACAATTGAAGATGAAATAAACTTCGAAAAAAATGTTGTTTTAGCAATGGAAAAAAAATTAGAATTAACAAAAAAACAAATTCAAGCCGAAAAAGATAAATATGGCATATTTCAAAAAGGTAGAGTAATAATAACTCAGGGCGAACGTGAAGTAAAAGATTTAGCGCATTCATTAAATATAGCGAAAACTTATATAAATATGCTTGGAGGTATGCGCTCATCCTCTTTGGTTAAAGTTATAGCAACAAATGAAGATAATGGTGGAGGTTTAGGAACTCCGGACGCTCCAAAAGCAAAAGATAAAAAAGTAGATCCATTTGAAATAGAATTAAAAGAAAAGGAAGCTGCCTATAACAAAAGTATGCTTCAGGAAAAACAATTTTTTGCTAATGGTGTACAATCCGAAGAGGATACACAAAAATACTTGCTCGAAGCAAAGAAAAAGTTTTTGAATGATAAACTTCAGCTCGAAATTAAATACGGTAAAGATACTACCGGCACGCTTACCGAACTGGCCGATATGCAGATAGAGCAAAACAAAAAAACGCAGGATGAAATAGCAAAACAAGATGATCAAGCTGCCAAAGATAAAGAGAATTTTGAAAAGGAAGTGGAATCGATCATTGAAAAATATGGTGCTACAGCCGAAGAAAAACTCAAAGCTCAGAAGAATTTAGAACTCAGTATTGCCAAACAAGCATACGACCAGGGCATTATCGATGCAATGCAATATGCTGAGATAATGAAAAATATACTTGAATCAGGTCAGCCCGATCCTAAAGACTGGTTGGATAAGGCTCAGGAAGTGGCTGATGGTGTAAGTGAAATAGCCGGTAATGCATCGGGAGCTATGCAGAATTTTCAGAGTGCCGAAGAAAAAGCCATTGAAACGAAGTATCAAAAACAAATTGATGCTGCCCGAAAAGCGGGCGAAGATACTACTGCCATTGAAGAAAAGAAAAATGAAGAATTGGCAGAAATACGGAGAGAAAATGCCGACAAAAACTTTTTAGTTACAGCTGCAAGTATAATTGCTCAAACTGCCAGTGCAGCAATCAACTCATTTAATAATGCCACTGTTTGGGGTAGTCCTATTGCCGGTGGTATTGCTGCTGCAGCTGCTGTGGCATTTGGTATGTCGCAACTTGCACAAGCCAATGCAGCGCGTGAAGCGGCCAAAGAAGGTTATATGTTTGGAGGTTACACCGGCGATGGTCGCGAAGATGAACCTGCCGGAACTGTGCACCGTGGAGAGTTTGTAACCAATGCCAAAGGAGTAAGGAATCCACATGTGCGTAAATTCCTGGATGTGTTTAATCAGGCGCAAATGAATGGTAGCATACAAATGATAAATACTACTCAGATACTTGAACGTGTAAGGCGTGAGCCTGCAGGTGGATATCAGGGAGGTGGATATGTGCAATCGGCTGCTCCGGGAGGGAAATCAGACTCGAATGATTATTTAGTACAAATGATAGCTCAAAATAACAGCTTAATGCTTAAACTAAACAGGCAATTGGACAATGGAATTTCGGCTATTTCGGTAGTTTCGGGTAAACATGGAAGTTATGAACAAACAAAACAGTACGAAAAGTTCATTAAAAATGCCAGTCGATAAAATCGATTGTCCTTTTTTGCCTATGTTTCAGTTCTTATTTTTACATTAAAATTATTATGAATTTATGGATGTATATGCTGCAATAGCCAAAATGCGAAAACTGAGCGAAAATGGTCAATCGTTTTCCGTGCAATTTATGAGTTATAGCGCTGATCGAGGTAAAAGTAACGGAATAGTGGAAGTGCCTCGCTGCATATTACGCAAACAAAGCACGGAATTACAAAATAAAAATGCTGATATTATGCTGAATTACTTCGACTTAGATACTAAGGAATACGGACAAATGTATCAACCACTTATAATGGAATTTAATGGACAGCAATTAGAATTAAATTAATATGAAATTGGATAGCAACATAAAAAAAATTGGTAGTCTGAATTTTACAGCTACAAAATCGGGGACTTATGCCATTGGTTACGACATAGATAAGAGCGATGAATCGCTTATGTTTTCGATGCAAAATTTCGGAAATTGGGAATCGGATCCAGTAACAGTGGGTAATGCGCGTGTGGTTCCTTGGGGAGCTGATAATAACTTACCCGCTTATATCCGAAAATTACTCGAAAAGAATAATTTAGGTCCATCGATTATTGAGCGTACAATTGGTTTACAATATGGTCAGGGTCCATTTCTTTATCGCCTGAAATTCGAAAATAATGAAATAATTCAGGAATGGGTTGAAGATGCTGAAGTACAGGCATGGCTCGACACCTGGAAGTATAAAGAATTTGTGCGTAATTGCCTGCAGGAATTCAATATAATGCGTGGTACATTTGTAAAAATACACTCTACTTTGGCAATTCGCCTCGGAAAAGCGCGCATTGCAAGGCTTGAATGTTTGCATGCTTCAAATTGTAGGCTTCAATGGCCTGAAAACGGTAGCCAACTGAGCGACTGTACCAATATAATAACCGGTGATTTTGAAAATATGCGCCGTTCGGATTTTAAGCGATATCCAATTTTCGATCCGCAAAATCCGGCTAATTATCCAACAGCTATTTACTTGCATTGTTTCCGCACTTTCGGACGATATTTTTATCCGCTTCCTAAATTTACAGGTGGTATACCGTGGATTAAGCGTGCAAACGATTTGCCTGAAATTATTGCTTACTTAACCGAAAACATGATTGCAGCTGCATATCATGTGCACGAGCCGGCAGCTTATTGGCAGGAAAAACGACAGAAAATTGAAGAGCTTAATCCGGAATGGGATGCTGAAAAAATAGACAAAAAAATTGACGAATTACGCGAACTGGTAACACAGTCGATTGCCAATGTGCTATCGGGCAAAAAAAATACAGGTAAGTTTTTCGAGTCCATTGACTTTGTGGATCCTGATGGAAATGTGTGCAAATGGAGTATTGAGCCTATTGAATTAAATATCGATAAATTTATCGAAGCACAAAGTAAAATTAGCGGAATTGCCGAAAGTGCTACCACTTCAAGCTTTGGACTTAATCCTGCATTGAGTAATATAATTATAGCCGGTAAAGCCGACAGTGGAAGTCAGATGTTATATGCTGCCAAACTGTTTTACGCTTCTGACACTCAAATTGCTGAAGATATTATTTTTGAAAGCATGAACTGGGCGTTGAATATTAATTTCCCAAACAAGAAATTAGCCATGGGACTTTACCGCAAAATAATCAATAAAGAAGAAAATGTAACAGCCAGTCAACGGGCTACAAATAACACATAAAGCTATGATTTTCAACAAAAGTAATAAGGGTTCGGAAGAGCTCAATGATTTAGTAGGAAGTTATTATCGCTCTAATAATTTTCAGATAATTGAGTCGGATATAGAACTGGCCACTTCCGAATTAATAAAAATTATTGGTCAGGCTGTTTATGATCTTGCCGAAACAGCCTATAAATCTACCGATGCCACTCCTGCAAATATTGGTTTAGTGCCTTATGTGCAGTTGCCTATTGCCATACTTGGAACATTCAACATGTACAGGCAAAACGATATTTCGCACGAAGATACCGGAAGGAAGGTGAAAATTGATTCTACTAACGAGAAAATTCCTTGGGAATGGCAGCTTAAACGCGATGATGAAATACAGTTGGATAGATACTATAGTGCTGTGGATAGGCTTATTAATTACCTCGATACGTTAACTGCACTTACAGCATGGCAAAATTCGGATCAAAAGAAATTATCCAAATCATTATTTATCAAATCGGCCGATAAATTTGATATGTATTTCCCGATAAACAAATCAGGTAGAATGTACATGATGCTTTTGCCTTTCGTGCGCGAAGCTGAGCGAAAATATATTAAACCTGCATTGGGTGCTGATTATACCAAATACCTGACCAATGCCAACTTAACAGCATCGGAAAAAGAAATTTTGGAACTGATCTACCCTCCTATTCCACTTTTGGCAATGAGCATAGCCGTGAAGCGTATGCCATTGGGAATAATCCCTGCAGGTGTGATACGTAATTTTGTGGCTAGCAATGGCACTATGGACGCATCAGACCCCGCATCGCTCACCGATATTCACACAGTAAGCAAATTGCTTTGGGCTGAAGGTATGGATTTACTTGATGACGTGAAAAAGTTACGCAATACAAGTACTGAAGAGCCAATCATAATTCCGGCATCGGATAACCGAAATAAATATTTACGCGTATGAGTTACGTTATAGTTCAAGAACCTGGTACTTATAATCTTTCCACCGAAATGAAAGATATTGTGCTGAGTACTACACTACCCACCGATATTGTTTTGAAAATAAACGATACCGAAATTCTGCACGAAGTTTACAACCCGGATACAGACGATAAAATATATATTACCGAATTGGGTAAACTAATCGAAAACTATTTATCCGGATCGGGATTCGACAGCGCGTGGCATACTGCACTGGTGTGCGAACTTACGCTGGATGTGCTTAACGATGAGGAAGAAACTGAACTAGGAGCTTACAAAGTACTTTTTTGCAAAGCAATATCAAATACAGAAGCTGAAAAGTTTTTCACTTCTGATTTATTCCTGAGACTAACAGGCACCAATAAACACACACAAATAGGTAGTGTAGAATACTTAACAGCTTGTTTCGAAGATTCTAAAACGGTGCAATGCTTTGTAACAACCAGCAATTTTGTAAATAGCGTAAAGCGTGAATTATATACAGCTACAGCCGATGAAATTAAAACGCTAAATGTTTCGTTTGGTACAATTGCAGCCAAGTTTCCTGAAATTGATCCCAATACCATTATTGCTTATCGCATAGAATTGGGAAGTGAAATAGTGGTTTATTTTGTAGACCGAAGCAATTATTTATCGCCACTTCAGTTCAGGTTTACCAACTATTTTGATGTGCCCGAAACTATCATTACACGTGGCAATGTGATACGCAAAGGGATAAATACTTTTGAAACTGCACGCATACAGGGCATTGACGTGAAATATAATTCAGAAAGAGCCGATAATTTTCTGGTCGATTCCGGTAAATTATTTCTCAATACCGATGCCGATCGGTTCAGGGAGTTTTTTGATAGCGAAAACGTGGAAGTGTGGTTTATGAATAAGTGGAACAAAGTAATAGTGAAAGATGAAAGTAGCGAACACTCTATCAGAACCGGACTAAGCGGCACTATTCAGTTTTCGTTCTACTTTGCCGATAATAGAAATAACAACACATTAACGGCCAGCAAGTTTTTAAAATGGATTCTTGAGAATGGAACCTGGAACGATGATAATGTGTGGATAGATTCCGAACATTGGATTGATAGTTAGTTTTTCATAATTTTTAAAGTTTTAGATTTGATTATTTTTTTACCTCCTTGACTGTGAAGTTAGGGAGGTTTTTTTTGTCCTTTTTTTTCAGCATTGCTTGAAATAACTTTGAATTATGAAAAAAACAGTGGATATACCCGAAAGTTATGACGAACTTACGACTAAGGAATTTAAATACCTACTTCGTAAATTCTGGAAAATAATGTACGACGAAAATGTTGATGCAATGGATATTCAGCGCGATTTGGTTGATTACATATTGGGTCGTCGCCGTTTTATCAATCCGTTCAAACGTGAGGATTATTATATACTTGTAAACCAAATAGCCTGGCGAATGGATTGGCTGTTTCAGACTATCGACAATCAGATACAGCTAAATTATAATTCCACTGTAAACCTATTGCCCAAAATTGGAAAATACGTAGGTCCGCAAAGCCACGGTATTGACCTTAGGTTTGGCGAATTCCGTACAGCTGCCGACATAATGACACAATACCGCGAAGAGGAGGACATTGATGTACTGGATGCTTTGGTAGGAGTACTTTACAGGCTTAAAAATAAGCAAGTAAAAAAAGCTGATTTCAATGGTAACCTGCGTGAGCCGTTCAATAAACACAATATAGAAATGTATGCCGACAGAGTTAAACACCTGAATGAGATATATAAATACGGTGTATATGTATGGTTTGCAAGCTTTTGCAGTTTTTTAATTTCGGGCACTTTTAATATCGAAGGTCGCGATATCTGTTTTGCTCCAGTATTTGGAACAAACGAAACAAAAAACACTGACGAAAAACAGACTGAAGACAAATTGGGTATGCTCAGCATATTATTCACGCTGGCCGATACCGGTACTTTTGGCAATGTGGAGCAAACCGACAATGCGCCACTGCTCGATGTGATGTGCAAATTGCTTAACGACTATAACTTAGCTAAAAACATGCAACGCAAATGATAGCATTAAAATCATATAAACTATTTTTGGATGAGTTGGTAGCAAATGTAAATAGCATTATCGACCTCGAAAATTCAGCATCAATTGATTTGATGTGTCCGCTTATCGAAAAAGCTATTACTACAGTGAATGAAGCACATGCTATAAAAAAGTTGAAAGATTCGGCTGGAGTTATTCTCGTTGCAAAACTATATGATGCCGATACCAAAACCGATGGAACGACTGATAATTATGCTGAGCTAAATCACCAGCTGCTTTATGTAATAAAAAAAACTACAGCATCGCAAATGACCGAAGCTGAAGAAAACGAAGAATTTGCCCGGTACCAGAAAATTACCAGTTTGGTAAAAACGTATATTTTGGATCGCAAAGTGTGCGATACACGCATGGAAAAACCCTTCCATACCGAATGGGAATACAATGTATTTGGAGGTTATAATGGATTATCAATATCGTTCGACCTTAAAGATTATGCCTTATGACAGAGTTAATAATCAATGGTGTACGCGCTGTTTTGCCCGACAATTTAAAATTTACCTTATTCGAAGAAAATCCCCTGATCACACAGCGGGGAGAGTTTTCGTTGGATATTGAGTTGTCGTTACTTAATAGCACTAATGCTAAGATATTCAAACATTTGGATAGATTAAACAGCATTGATACATTTAATGAAGCTACAGCAAATTTGATTGTTGATAATGAGCAAAAAAACGGTAAAATTATTGATATTCAAAGTACTGATAAAGTTGTAAAATTTCAATTTTTGGCTGGAAATTCGGAAGTTAACTATATATCTTCGGATAAAAAGATATGGGATTTGAATTGGGGAACAGAAACGGCGATTGATTATGCACGTGCTTTGAAATCAATTGGTTATTCGGGTTATGGAAAATATAGACCACCTCACGAAGAATTTTACTACAATAATTTTGTTTGTACACCTGTGCAAACTGTAGATAAAAATGGGGGTAATATTATTTTGAACAAATATACTGTTAGTCAACAAACTACTAACAATCCTTTTGAGATAAATGGAATAGAAAACATTGTAATGCAACCATATTTAATGTATTACATAAATAAACTTCCTGAATTATTGGGTTATACATTGAACTCGAATATACTTGACAATGATGTTCGTGCAAAAAAAATATATCTCACAAATACAGTTCAATCGCTTGAATATCATTATGCATTGCCTGATATGACTATTAGCGAGTTTATAGATGAAATTTCAAATTTATTCAATATAGAGTTTAAAGTTAACAGTGCATTAAAAACAATTGATATTATAAGAGTATCCTCTTCAATTCAAAATGCAACAGTTTCGAATCTTGAAAATGTGTTATCCTCTTTTGACCGAACCAATGAAGAAAAGAATTTAGTTTCAAAACTTGCATTCAATAAATTATCATACGATGTTGGGTCAACTGATTACTATAATTATCAAAAATTCAACGATGAAATAATGAATAAAATGGAAATTCAAGATTTCCCTGATTTTATTTCATTGTATAATTATTTGGATCAAAATAATTTTGATATAGATATATTCAAGATTTACAGAGATTTAGAAACTCATAACGAGTGGATTGGACTTGATAATATAAACTATCACCCCAAAATTAATTTTTATACTTATCCAATAACTGAAGATGGAAATTTTGATTATTTTAAAATGTTTCAAAATGTAAATAAATTGGCTTCGTATATTAATGAAAATGGTGATAAGGAGTTGATACTTAAAATAGTACCGGCTGAAATATTAAAACAGTCAATAACAGTGAATTACGTGTATAACAATGGTAGTGGATCATTTCCGGTATATTATCAAGCACCTAAATCAAATAAATCATTATTTTTACCAACAACACAAGGTTTAAAAGCCACAGTTGAAACCGGAGAAAAAACATCAGAGCGATTGTCAAACATTGAAATTGGAATGTATTCAGGTAAAATAAAACTTTATTATGATCAGGATTCTTCGGATATTACAACTACTTACCCATTTAGCAATATAGATGAGTTACCTGATTTTAGTTCAAATTTTTTGTCGAAAACAAATTGTTTAAAATCAAAAGAATGGGCAGAAGGATTTTTTACTCCAAACATTACTTCAAATTTAAAATTAAAAGGGAGTAACGGTATAAATTCAGATTACTATGCAGGTGAATTGGTTGATTTTTCAACACTATATGTATTTAAAGTGCTAGTAAAAAAACCACTAAATATAAATAACTTATACCACTACAAAGGACTGAAACTGATACCTGTAAGTTTCGAAAAATCAGTTACAAAAAAAGGATTAGACAAAGTTTTAATATCAACATTTTATAAATTAAAATAATGAGTATAACAATAAAGCAAGTAACACCTTGGGATGGCACTTCGGGCACCGGTGCCGATGTGCGTAAAATTATAAACGACAATTTTGCAGCTGTAAAGGAAGCAATTGAAGATATTGGTGAAACCCCCGGAACTCCTTCCTCCTCCCACACCGCATCACTCACTCCACCTACAGCTGCTGCTGATAACAGTGAGTGGTTTAGTACAAAAAGTGGGGTTAAGTTTACAAAGATTAATGGTCAATTTATTGAATCTTAAATAAAAAATATTATGATAGAATGTATTAGAGAAAAATTTACCGAACATGATGCAGATAAAGTAAATTTATTGTGCGTATGTGCTTTGGCTGTAACTGATTATACGCGTTATGATGCAAGTACGAATACTGTAATAGGTTATGCAGGACCGCAGTTTTGGTACGAAGGAACTATTACCGGCAATAGAGGTGGGACTATACAAACTAAAGGCACTGTGCTTGGTAGGCTTACAGGTAATTATAATTTGAATGGCGACCATGAAGTTCGTTTGTTTTGCCCACAGTGGGCACGCGATGGCGCTCCTATATATTTTGTAAAAGTAAATCCTAATTATACACCCACTGGTTGGTTGTTTATGACCGATACGGACGCTTTGAAAACTCCACGTGGAGTTTACAGGGATTATGGAAGTAGATCAGGTTTTCATTTCTTTTTCCCATATACCGATATCGACTACAAAAACTTTTGTTACAATCACGATTTTACTGTAATTGGTGATTATGACGAAGTATTACAGTATTTTGGTGGTGCAAATTGGGAAACACTTTGGAATATAGAGTATACCGATTCGATGAAAATGTTTGGGGCTGATAAAAATAATCTTGGTATACCAACCTATTGGGCTGGGAAAAATTATAACCCGACACCTCAAAATTTATTTCCGGAATCGTATTATAATTTAGATTCTACAAAAAATTATATATATGCCCGTTGTGAGGCATATTGGGGTGGGAAGCCGCTAAAACAAAATATTGGCGTGTGCTATTCATCAACCAATACTACACCTACACCAACAGGTGTCGGATGTACTGTTTTGCTTACTGCAAACAATGCATCTCCTTTTAGTTTCGAGTCGAAAATACCTGCAACACCAAGCACATTGTATTATCTTAGATTCTTTATGATATTGGAGGACGATACGCTTAAAATGGGTCCAATTGTAAGTATAGCAACTAAAGGTATTGGTAAAAAACCAACGCTTCAGCCACAACGAATTCTTGTAAAAGATACTTCGGCAACATTTTACATGCGCGCTGTGGACGAAGATTCGCCTATCACATCGCACGGTATTAGAGTTGGTGCATCGCCAAGTACCATGGTGTCTGTGCCTATAGTAGATACGTATTGGGCTAGTGATAGATATTTTTCGGCAAAACTGACCGGACTTATTAAAAACAAAAATTACTACATTCAAGCCTGGGCTACAAATGCTGAAGGAGAAACGGTATCGAGCGCATATTACACTAACCCGCTTACAGCATCGCTTAATACTTCAGGATTTTTTACAACCCTGGGCGAAGCTACTGTGCCTAATGTGGGATTAAGTTTGGCGCAAAATGTAACTACAAATAGTGCCTCTGTAGAAGGATTTATACATGACACCGGTGGTAGGACTGTAACTGAATGGGGCTTTGTATCAAGCACGAAAACAAAACTTCCAACAGAAACTTTTTTTGAAATTAAGGAAAGTGCTATAGCCGAAATTAACGACAGTAACGAAATGTTATCGTACGTAATTACGTCGCTTGTTCCAGGATCAAAATACTTTATGCGTTTTTATGCAAAAAACAGCATAGGTATAGACTACTCCGAAACAGTAGAAATTAATACCTTGCCAGGCATTAAAGTAACAACCAAATCACTTACCAACATTAGCAAAACAGGTGCTATGTCTGGAGGTAGTGTTACAGGCGAGAGCGAAACCATAACAGGACGTGGAGTGTGTTGGGGAACTTTGCCAATGCCGACCATTGCCAACAGCACTAAAGCCAGCGGAAAAGGCATAGGTACATTCGATGCTGCACTAAGTGGGCTAACTGCTCTTACTCGCTACTTTGTACGTGCGTTTGCTACTACAGCCACCGGCACAACTTATGGCGACGAAAAACAGTTTACTACAGCTGTGGACGTGCAGCCCGATGCGCCTAAGGTGTCGACACTTAAACCTCAGGTGGCTGATACATTTGTAATAGCCGGTGTAACGGTGCTCGATGAAGGGACACAGGGAATTGTGAATCAGGGTATAGTAGTAAGTTTAATTCCCGATCCTGAAAACCTGGACGATGTGGAATTTTACAAAGAAGGAAATGCCGATAGTCCGATACAAATAAACGAACTGGAAAAAGATACCGACTATTATGTAATAGCCTATGCCGAAAATGCCATTGGATTTAGCTTTGGTGAGCCATTGGCCGTAAAAACTATTGGCGACTTAGCAGCTCAGCCATTCCCGGTTGACATAAGCCTTGAATCTTTGTTTTTTACTAAAGATGTATCCGGCAAAACAATTAATAAAGTTACAGCCACCATTGACTGCGACGAACCTAATATTAAGGAATACGGCATACGCTGGACAACAGATTACTTGCGCTACATTGACCCTGAATTTAACTGGGCCATGGCAAAAAATAAATCGACACAGCCGGTAATGGATATTTGGGACATGCCTGCATCCATGCCAATATATTATTTTGGATACGCTATAACCGATGCTGGGGTTGAAAGCAGAAGCGTAGGTAAACAAATTAATCTTCCGGCAGAAGGAGGAACTGTTGACCCCAACGATCCACCTATCGTGCCTCCTGTTGTTATTCCTACTACAGGCACATTTGCACCTCCGGCAGATGCTGTAATTGGCGATGACTATAAACTAGGAAACAAACGCTGGATAAAAACAAGCGAAGGTTGGGAGCGTGATTATACTTATACGGGCAGTGCTCAGTATGCAGCACCTGAAAATGTAAGCGGAATAGTCGCTTTTGAAAATGCGCAAAAAGCTGATTTATTTGAAGTATCGAATACGAAGAAAATGGTGGTAACTCAAATTGAGATAACTACCATACTTTCGGAAGGAATGCCTCAAGTTACAACAGGGTATCAGATAGATTTTTATGTAAAAGAATCGGTAAAATTTGACAATAACGAAGATATAAAAATTGTATTTGGAAGCAACGAAATTACCGACCTGGTAGCTATAGTTGATAACGGAAATAATTTATTTTGTACAATTATACCGCTAGCTCGCGAAGCAGAAGTAACATTACTTGCCAATGCAATAGAAAATTCTTCGGATATAATTCAAATTATATCGCTTAATGCTGTAAATGTAGAACTTGTAGTGCCAACGCAAAGCAAGAAGGTACCAATGCAGTCAATTCACGGCGAAGAAAATAAGCTTAATAAAAATTGGAATCCAATTACCACCGTTTACGATCTTGACCGCACTGTGGCCGATGGCCTTTACCATGTAAACCTTGCAGCCGGCGATTATGGTCCATTTGGAAACAGCGAATTTACTTTAATGGTAACTGAATCGATAGATACCGATTGGGCTAGCCAAATAGCTATTTATTATAGTAATGGTAAACGCCGTATGGCATTCAGAACGTTGAGTTCCGGAAATGCTGAACCTGAATATCCGTATGGATGGGAAGAATTAGAAACCGTTGATTATATGGTACTAGTAGCACTTGCAAGCCAAGTAGGTACAAATGCTCCTACTTTTCAGGTTATAAAAAATACTATTGGGGATATTCAATGGGCCTATGGGGGTGCCGGCACTTTCTCAGGTACACTTGAAGGTGCATTCAAAGGCAATGTAGTTTTTATTCAAAAAAGTCAGGTATACATAAATGGGAACGACACTGCTTCATTCATGATACTTGAAAAAAATGGTGATGATATAATTACATTATATACTAACTTACTAAGCACAATATCTACCGCAAATGGATGCTTGGATAACACCCTGATAGAAATAAGAGTTTATAATTAATAATATAAAACATTTACAAAAATGAAAATTTACAAAGACGAAAACGGCGCATGGCGCATAGGGCAGTTTACTAACCCGGGACAATGCGGATTTACCACTATAGGACCTAAAGTAAAGATTTTTGCACAAAGCAATGATAAGGTGTATTATTACGACTTATTTACAGAAGTACAGTTTAAGGACGAAAATGGTTATTTTGTGCCTTGTGCCGGAGAAGCTGATTTTAGGGCAAAAGCTAAGGATGTAGATTTTTTCGTTGATGCCACTCAGCTTCTCGAAGTTAGAGTGGCTGGATTAGAAACAAATAAAGTCGACAAAGAAACAGGTAAATCACTCACTACCAACGATTTCACAAACGATTACAAAACCATTGTCGACACGCTATATGGAGGCGGTGCAATACTTTACGGAGTTGAAAGATTGCGAAATTCTGCTGACCCTGATTTCTATCCAATCGGGAATATGCAACAACATAAATCTCTCCCAATACACAATTTACGCCAAATTGTGAAAGTGAATTTTGCCCGGCAAATTACAGGCGTTCTTAACCAAACTGACATCACTAAAATGCAGGACGGAACAGCCGCTTTATTGGACGGAACAGATGGAAATGACATCGTTGTTAAGAACCCTAAAATGTGGGCGGTGCTCGACGGCGGTGGCAGTACAGGCATGTTTGAGCGTTGGATAATTGGCGATAGAGCTTTCACATACGATGGCGATGTGGCAATCGAAATAAATGAATATGTAGATGCAGCCGACAATTGCACGCTTGACGCAAGCAATAGACTCCGTTGCGTGCGAAACGAAACAGCCAATTATGCCGGAAGTGGATTACTAAGCACAGCGGGAGGTCTAGGATATGCACGGACTTCAATTAGTCGCTATAACATGGAAGTTTACGCTCTAAATCGTGGAGATAAAAATTATGGAACATTTTATCGTGACCATTTAATTGAAGCGGCGTTGATGTACATAGAATTCAAGACAAAAAACCTTAAAGCTATTTTCGGGTCTTGTGGTACAGGTTGGGGAGGCAATGAATGGAATGCATACAATTCATATAATCCTGTTCTTAAAGTATTGGAAGCTCATTTAACCTTGTCAGGTCGTGTCGATATTGTCAGTCAAGGACATTTAACGGGTACTTTTATTAAAACATTCAACTTTATGAATGGTTCAACCCCGGTTACTTATAGCACTCCGTTCGGTTGCTATCGAGGTAAGGTATTGCGAAACGGATTGTGGAATCACATATCGGGAATAGAATACGAAATACAATCAATCGCCGATGGCGGGTTGTCGAAAGTTTGGTTACAAATGAACCCTGATTTGTTGGATGCTAACAGAGTGGATACTTCATTTGCATTTAAAGATACATATTCATTTATGGGTACAGTGCCACGTGCCGATGGTTGGAGTAAAGGCATGAATAAAAAATCAAAACAAGCCTCGGCGATTGGTGGGGGAGAAACCACTTATGATTGTCAGTATTTTTTTACTAACATCCCGGCAAGCGGAACAGTCCGTCGGGGTGTTTTGGAGGGCGGTTCTCTGCGCCACGGGAGCGTTGGTGCTTTCGGTTCGTCGGCCTCGGACTCCGCTCCCTCGTTTGCGCACTCGTCCATCGGCGTCGGCTTCCGTGCAGACGTAGCACAATAACGAAAGCCGGAAATATCTTCGCGTTAGCGAAACGAAAACAAAGCCGCAAACGAGCGGTAATTTTAGAATAAATAAGGTGGCTCTATTTCCCGTCGGTGTGTTTTGGAGGGCGGTAATCTGAACAACGGGAGCGTTGTTGCTTTCGGTTCGTCGTACTCGAACAACGCTCCCTCGAATGCGAACTCGAACATCGGCGTCGGCTAACAAACGACTTTAAAAAATTAAAAATAGAGAGCCTCAGCCGTTGGTGCTGAAACATAAATTTAAAACAAGGCTTATAAGTAACAATTTGCGAAAATTAGCTAAAGTCGGCACGGATAAATGAATAGAATAAAAAATGTGGCATCAGAATTTTTGAGCTTCGATAATTTTGATAAAGCAGAACTTAAAGCACGGCGCAACAAAGGAAAATCAAGAGGCGTTTTGAATTTCGATAAAAAATATAATACGCCGGAGTTAAGGGTAGATGCATTAAACCATCTGATAGAAAAAATAAAAACAGGTGAATTTAAATCAACAACTCCCGTAACATTCGAGCGTATGACACAGGGTGGAAAGTTAAGAAATATATCCGTTGTACCTTATTTTCCTGATATTGTTTATGCTCACGCTATATTGAATATAATCGAAAAGCGTTTCGACAGAAACTTGATATACGATGTGTACAGCTACAACCGTGGGATTCATTTATTATGCGCACGGCTGCAAAAAGTAATTAAGGGATGGAAACCAGAAAGTAAAATCTATGTTTTGAAACTTGATATTAGAAAATTTTACGAATCTATTGATTGTGAAATACTAAAATCGAAAATAGAAAAACTTGTAAAAGACAAAACGCTTAAAGCAGCCATTTTCGAAATAGTAGATACGCACAATGGATTGACTATTGGGATGTTGCTTAGTCAGTTATTTTCAAGTGTATATTTATCGGAATTAGACCATTGGATTAAAGAAGCATTGAAAGTAACACATTATTATAGATATGCCGACGATATAATTATTTTGAGCGATGACAAAAAACAGCTTCACGAAATACTATACAGGATAAAAAGTAAACTGTTTTATGAATATAAACTTGATTTAAAATATTGGCAAATATTCAATATAGAAGTTCGTCCACTCGATTATGTAGGGTATGTATTTCACCGTACACATACACTTGTAAGGAAGCGGACAAAACAGAATTTTGCAAAACGAAGAAACAAGAGAACCTCTGTTTCATCTTATCTTGGAATTATGAAATGGTGTAACAGCCGAAATTTGATTTATAAAATTTTAGAACAAAACAACCATGCAAAAAAACGTACAGATTAACGAAGATAAGTTCATACAGGACTTAGGAACAGGGTCATCCCTTGTAAACTTCGACAGAAAAAAAGAGCTAATCCCGGCAACGGGCGACAGCCCTGAACATGAAGTGATAACAGCCGGGGAGCAATATAGGATTAATAATCCTATTAATTACAGTACAGTAGTTGACAAAGTAGTTAAAGAAAATTACAAAGACGGTGCGGATGATGCAGCATTGCGCAAGGGAATTATTGACGGTTCAGACCCCGACTTTATAGCATTTAATGCTTTTGTGGAGCTTATAAAATCAAAATGCAGGAATGAAGGCATTTAGTGATTTGGGTGTTAAACTAAATCGTAGGTTCGAGGGCGACAGAATTCGTATAGAAAAAATAGAAGGAGATGAAATAATACTCAAAGATTTTGAAATACGAAAATCGAAATTAAAACCTGAAAATGACCCAAAAAGTGAATGCGGTTGTGAATGCCTTTATTTGCAAATAGAGCACAATAACCAAACCCGTGTACTTTGGGGAAACTACAAATTTCTGATAGAACAGCTTAAACAAGTTACATTAGAAGATTTGCCCCTAAAAACAAAAATTGTAAATGAACATGGATATGTTCTTAAATAAAACTATAAATTAACAATGTAATATTAATGATATGAATATCCCTCTACCGTTAATTGTAACTACAATTAACGGTAGATAAAAAATCTATTATGCAACTACTTTTTATTCCATCGCTGCTAACAGGCGATTATCGTACTTTTTTTATAAAACTAGTGATAGTTTTCGCGCTATGGATGATAGCCATAGTGGCCAGTTTAATTGATTTAAAAACCGGCATTGATGCTAGTAAGCGGATTGGTAATTTTAAAACTACCAGTTCAGGACTCAGACAAACTTTGAAAAAGGATTTTCAGTACTTTACGCTATTGGTTATATCGTTATTATTCGATTTTGTGTTTAGTTATCTGACCTCGTTGGCTGATATTATTAGTGTATTGGGGTTGTTTAGAATTCCGGTATTTACCATACTTTCGGTGATAATAGTACTAATTATTGAAGGTATATCGGTAAAAGAAAATTTGGAAAAAGGGCGTAAAGATATTGTTTCGCCTGAACTACTCAATAAGGCTTTGGAAATTATAGGCGAACTGGGAGATGAAAAAATTAAGGCTATTGCTGAAATACTTAAGGATAAAAAGAAATGAGCGATCTAAAATATACAGTAAAAAATGAAGCTGCTAATTTCAAAATTGAATCAGCTGCTGTATTGGCATTTATCTCTGTTGAAACAGGTGGAAATGGATTTGATCCTGAAACGGCTAAAATTCTTATTCAGTTTGAGCCGGTATGGTTTAAGCGAAAAGCTCCTTATGCTCCTTCGGGCGCATGGAGTGTAAATAAAGTAGAAGTGCAAAGCCGTGAGTGGATTGCCTTTAATAATGCTTTTAGTAAAAACAAAGAAGCTGCTTTGGAAAGTACCAGCATAGGTTTAGGACAGATAATGGGTTTCCAGTGGAAGCGCTTAGGATATGCCTCGGTACACGAAATGTGGAACGATGCTAAAGGTGGAATAGAACGCCAGGTGTGGCAAATATGTAAATTTATTACGACTGACATTAAATTACGTTCGGCACTTTTAGCCCATGACTGGGACGGTGTGGCAAATCGTTATAATGGTGCCGAATATAAGGAATTAGCAAAAAAATACGGGCGTGAGCCTTATGATATCAGCATGAAAAAAGCATATTTAAAATACAAAGGTTTATGAAAAACAAATTAATTTCTCTGATAATAGTCATTATCCTGGTATCGTGCAATGCTGTGAAGAAAACTGCTAAAACCGATATCGCTTTTAAAACCAATGTAAAAACCGAAGTAAAAAGTGTTACTGAAGTAAAAGAATCGGGAAAAACTATAGATAAAACTACCGTAAAAACTGACTCCACGGCCTTAAAGACTTTGGCACTTATAGAAAAACTTACTGCCGACTGGGAAACTCGCCTGAAAACTTACGATACCAGCAAGCCGGTTGATCCTGGAACAGGAACTCCACCACTAGCCAGCGAGATGATTATGAGTAACAAGCAAACTGCAGATAGGAATTTGACACAAACTGTCAAAAACCAAACTGCTAAAACCGAAAACCGTAACATTGAAACTGATTACCGGCTACTTATAAAACAAGCTGTGGATAGTGCCATGAGTGCGAATAGTAAGTTGATAGATAAATCGACCACATCAGAGAAACCTCCTGACACGTGGTGGAAATGGCTACTTGCCGGCATAGGGATAAGCCTTGGAGTGTGGGCGGTTTTCAAATATAAAATGTGGAAATTTTTGTCCTTTTAATTATAATTGAAATCAAAGATATTTGCATTCACTTTTTTATAAACACAAGTTTAATTTTAAAAAATTCAAAATGAAAAAATTGATTTTTTGCTTAATTGCTTTCGCTACCATTGTGGTAGCCAGTGCGCGGGATGTTGGGGTTAAGTTGCAAACTACTGACATGATTGACACCTATACGGTGCTCCCAACAATGCAACATAGTGATTTTACAGCCGAAACTGCTTATTTATTTTTTGAAATCGCTCAGGTGGTGGAAACTGATGTAATAACTTTACCGGCAGGAAAAACAGAAATGCTTAATAACATTTATTCGCCACCGGTGTATTGCAATCCGGATTATGGTAGTTATAGGTTAAGCGTAGTGAATAGTATTAGAGCAAATAGATTAAATTCATTAGATAAAATCCCTCTTAGTGGATATCCTGCTTATATTTTAAGTACTACTCGACATGTTTCTTTTTCATAGATTAGATTTTAAAGTGTTAAAAGCTCCAGACTGTGAAGTCAGGAGCTTTTTTTTATTCCCTGATTTTTGAAACCACATTTTCAATCAGCTCAATATTTGGCTGTCCTATATACTTACCAGCCATTTTCTCAGTTTTATGGTCTGTCAGTTTTATTATCACATTTCTTTGAACCCCCTGATTTTCGAGTGCTGTAATACCAGTGTCACGGTACGAATACAATTGAGACTCCATTCCAAGCTGTAATTTTTCCCTGATTTTATCCCATTGTTTACCAAGTTCCCTGGTCCCGATCTTTTTTGTTCCCGGAACAAAATTTCTCGTTACTAAAAAATAGTGTAAAGGATAAGTTTCGAGTTGATAATTATTCACAATTTTCTTACACAGCCACTCCGGAAGATAAGCAAATCTGAAAGATTTTGTTTTTGATTTGCTTTGCGGAATCCTGATTACTTTATTGTAAATATCAATATTCTCAATTTGAATTCTACAAATCTCAGCCGGACGCATAAAAGCAGCTCTAACCAAATCAATTACTATTTCAAATCGTGGTTGATATTCCCTGCAGTAATCTACTATTTGCAAGTGTACGTCATTCTCAATCACTTTTCTTATTTTTTCAAGCTCAGGTTTCTTTTTAAATCCTGCAAAAACATTTACCTTACAGTAATTTTTTTCGATAAGCCAATACCACAACGATCGGTAAAATACCATATAATTATTATAGGTACGATTACCAATTTTTTTGTCAAGTTCTAAGTCAGTAAGTACTTCTACAGCCATATCTTTACTGAAATCTATAACCGAACAATCGCCAATTTTGTGTGATATCAACCAATCTTGTAATCGTTTAAGGTACGATTTATAACTTCTAAAACCATCCTCCCGCATATCACTTTCCTTTATAGCAACAAAAATACTTATGGCATCTTTTAATTTAGTATATGCTTTTGGCATTTCGGCCTCAATCATTGGATTTCTCCCTGATTCAAGTTTCATATTAATTTCCGCACAAGCCTTATTCATCATTTTCAAAATTTCACGCTTCGGAAATTTTCCAACCAGGTGATTAAAACGCATGACTTTTCGTATACGTTTTTTTGCCGCCAAATCCCAATAATAATATTTTATAAGTAATTCTTTGCCCTCACATATCCGTGCCGGTATATAGTCTAATTCGAAATTGTTATTAATAATTGCCATAATTTTTAAGTTTATTTGTTCAACTTATTATATAGCAACGTTTTATTTTTTACATTTACCAAAACAATTTAGTGCCTCATTAGTGCCGCAGTAAAAAAACAAAAACGTTGCATGTAATTAACACACAACGTTTTATATTATATTAAGCGGAGAGAGAGGGACTGTCCTACTAATTTTTTTACAATACAACTTTCTATGTATCAACATTTTAATTACACCTATTTTAATAAGCGCTACAAATTACTGCCTCAATTTTGCCGCAGTTTTTTGCAAAAAAAATCAGGGTGCAAATTCATTATCTTGAGGTAAAAATATACCTGTTTCACCGCGCAATATCATTAATTCAATTATTGCACAAGCTTTTTTTATGTCTCCTACACATAGAGCATCTAATTTATCGATCCTTTCAGAAATTGAATCTTCATTTAATACGATATCATATTCCGACAAAAGATAATCTGTATATTTTGTCCATGTTTTTACAAATTCCGGGTGATCAAAAAAATAGCTCATTGTTTATAATTTTTTAATTGATAATTATTTTTCAGCATTATCATTATATTTCGGATACAAAATATATAATTTAATTAACCTGCGTTCGCACCATTCCCTAGCGCATTCGCGTTTTTTAATCTTTGTATCTCACATTTAAGTTCTGTAATCTCTTCTTGCTTTTCAAATAGCAATTGCCACGGATTTTTTTGTCCATATTCCTCACTTGGTGTTTTTACTACAGTTATTTTTTCAGATGACATAGTGTCAAAAAAGCAATTCATGTCAACTTCAAAATAATTAGCAATTTTTTCTAACATTTCAACAGTTGGTTTCGAAACTCCATCGCGATAATTTTCCAATGACCCTTTTGACATTCCAATTCCATTAGCAATATCCTGTATACGGATATTTTTTTTTATTAATTGCTTTTCTTCAATTAATAATTTGATTTTCAAATTATTAAACATGATTTTATAAGTTTTTTTATTTAGAATAATTCTAAATTGCATATTTTACATGAATATTATGCTGTTCATATAAATATAATACTATATATTTGCACTGCTAATTTAAAAACAATTTCTAAAATGACAGCAGAAAACAAAGAAAAAAAACGAAAAATAACTGTTATCAGTTATTACCGATTGCTTAGACTCAAGCAAAAAGGAAAAATCAAGGAAGTAATTATGGAAACATGCGGTTGGAGTGAATCAACATTTCAATACAAAATGGTCAATCAAAACTTTGATAAGCTAGAGTTGGAAGCAACTGAAAAAATTATTGACGAATTTAAAACAGGTATTCGAACATGGAACTAAGAAAATTTGAATTCACACAGCTACCTTCGGGCGAAGTGGAAGTAAGAAAGTCCGAAAGCCCTATTTACACCCTGCAGGAATCCGATCGTGATTTTATCACTTCATTTATTGAAGTTTGGACTGACCGATATCCAAAAGCAGTTGCTAACAAACGAATCCGTTACAAGGCTTACGAAAAAAATCGCTGGCATTATGAGTTCCTGATTGTTCGCAGCCTTATCAAGTGTAACCTGGGTGGTAACGACAACCGCTTGGACATTGATGCCGAAGGTAATTTTCATTTCGAATTTGTATTGTGCCCATTAGCCGGCGAATGCTTTGAATGGAAAGAAAGTTGCTGCCCAAAAGAAAACATGGCCATATCCGATGCCGAATTGAAAGTGCTCAAGCACATTGCCGATGGCCGACATGTACACGAAATTGCCACACTGCTTTGCATTAGCCATTTCACGGTAGAAAAGCACACAAACAACATGCTCCGTAAGCTGGGAGTTCACAATAATGCAGCTTTGGTGGATTATTACCACAAACACTCCTAAAGCGTTAGGAAGCGTTCACACACAACATTTTATATTATTATCTCTCCAAACTTATTATTAAAAATTACACTATTATGAATCACACTGTAAACGAATTTGAAACCGCTCTACTTAAAATGGGAGTTGAAATTGAAAAAATTAATTTATTCAAAGGTAATGTACACCAAGTTATTGGAACGCTTAATGGCATTAAGTACAAATGGGATTATGCCGGAAACTGTAGCTGCAGTATTTATAATGTAAAAAAGTACAATATAAAATTTGTAACTATTGTTGACGAAGGTAAAATTATAAAAATAAACAAACTCACCTACAAACTCAAAAAACGTGGATGGTTCTGTAACCGATATGTATGCAACATTTGCGACCTGAAAGTAGAATGCCGAAAATTTGAAATTGAAGACTTAACTAAAATGTGTAACCTCGTAGATTTTGGATATTATAAACTACAAAAAAAATGATAAGCATAAACCTAACATTTGGTATTGCCGAAGCCGAAAAAATGTTTAAAGATGCCGGACTTGATGTTTCAATGCACGATTTTGATATTCATTTCCCCGGCCGACATGGTAACGATTATCAGGTACCTATTCCACTCAAGGCAGTACGCGATCCGCACACAGGCGAATATCACAGGCTCGATGAATTATTCAAAATTTATATCGACAAAAAAAAGGAGCAATTATTTTTAAATCCCGAAAAACTAGAGGTTTATAACCTTTTCAATAAGCACAAAAAAAATGAAAATACTCTGGGATAATATGACCAATACCATGGTCGATTTCAATACACTGATATCGGAGCTTGCCGGTGAGCAAATAAACGATGTGAGGATTAAAAAAGCTATCAAAAAGCTAATTGATGTATGGACAAAAATTATAAACCAGCGCAATGAGCTCGATAAGCACATGGAACCCATACCCAAGTGCGAAATAAAAATGCCATTCGCCGGAGATGAATTTTCCGAAATGTGGAAAACCTACAAGGAATATATGATTGAAGATCATGCAATAGTTATCGGATCCAGGCGCGAATCAATTTTACTGAACAGGCTTAAAAAACTAAGCACCAACAACGAGCAACGAGCAACCGAAATGATTGAACTCTTTATTGCCAACGGTTACAAAAGCATGTTTATCCCCAGCGAAAAACAGCTTAAAGGCGAAGAGCCAGCAAAAACCGAAACAGAAACTGCATTTAATATGACCAAAAAATCAGAATTGTAACGAATATGAAAACAGAAAGAATAACCAAAATTATTTACGAATACCCATTTGTTTTTTTATTAATCCTGACTATTATTTTTTGGAGCTTAATAGCAATAGTTACTATTTAATCAACCAAATGCCCACTAAATCAACCACATATTATCCTGAGCTTCCGTTATTCGACATTGAAACAATGCCGACTAGCCCAAAGCCTAAAGTGCACCGCAAACGCGAAGTGCGCTCGCAGGATTCTGAAGGTAGATTTACTATTGAGGTGGAACTTCCAACACCCGAAGTTTTTCAAAAAACGCAGGAAAACAGAGAAATGTCAGTCGTAAAATTATTACGTATTCAAGCCGAACGAATAAAATACTTAGAAGCCGAACTTCAACTCATTAAAAATGGATAAACAAACGGCAAAGTCTATTATTAATTTGGATAATAGCATATACAAACACCGGCTATACATATTCGAAGAAAATCCGGATCCTGAAATTTTGGAAACATTAAATAAAAAAATAAACGAACTTTTAAAAGCAAAAATTGACTTGTATGATACCACCCGCCAACCTCACACCAACACAAAATCAGATACTTAAAAAGTACCCAACTTACGCTAGCTTTTATACCGACTACAACCCGGCACAGCTGCTCGTAAATTACGACGAAATAAATACCATAGAAGAATCAATTTCGCGCCGCCGAATGAGAATATGCGATATAGAAATTCTTTACCCGGACGAAAAACGCAATGCAGCTGTAGAATATATAGTGCGCTGGTTAGATTTTCTGAATAAGTTCTCAAACATTAACAAGCAACTTACAGAGCTTAACTCGGTGGCTTATATGATATTTAAAGATTACAAAGAGTTGTATCTGAGCGACCTGAAAATAATTTTCGAGAAAATAATGCGAGCCGAATATGGTCCATTCTACGGTTCTGTGGATGCTCAGCGTATTTTGTACGGATTTATGCAGTACAATATTGAGCGAATGTCACTCGTGCAAAAACAACGAATTAAGTTCGAGAATGAGCTCGAAACCCTTAAAGATCGTATACTAAAAGATGTTGACAATGAAGTACGTGAGATATTGCGCTCACCTGAATTAAAAGATTTAGTTGGTGTGGAGTATTACACTAAAAAAAACGATTTAACAAGGGAACGATTCCCAAAAGCATTTGCTGAAGCGCGCGAAAAATTCTTATCCGATTACGAAAAAAAAATAACAACAACCAATGGCAATAATACAACCACCAAAAATTGAACCCGTACAAACATCGCTGTTTGGAGGAGATAAAATTAAAGATATCGCTAACTTTTTGTTGGAGCATTACCACATACGCACTTCGGTACACGACCCCAGCAAGAAATACATCGAGTGCAAAGATGCCGACCGCAAAGGCATACCATGCACCGACAGCGAAATATCGCTTCACCTGGCAGCTAATAACATCAATGTAGGCGATGCGCTACTTCGCAAAATATTGCGATCGCCATACTACATTCCGCAATGCAACCCCATTAACGACTATTTCGAAAGCATTCGCGGTAAATGGAAAGGAACTTCGGCCATTGACAACCTATGTTCGCACATCACGTTTCGCGAGTGGGACGATAAACCGGAGTATTTCTACACCGAACGTGCAACAAACCTGTTTAAAAAATGGCTCGTTGCCTGTGTGGCACAGTGGGTAGGCGAACGCCAAAACGATGTATGCCTCGGACTAATACAAGCCAAAGGTGGAAGCGGAAAAACATGGCTCAGCGAATGGTTATTGCCCGAAGCACTGAAAGATTATTATTGCCAGTCGAAAAACGAAGATCAGAAGTTTTCGCTCGACGATGTGTACACACGCTATATGATTATAAATTTCGAAGAATTGGACGGGTTGAAAAAATCGACTATCAATACCTTCAAAAAAAATCAATCAGCCTTGTTTATCGAAACTAAGCTCAGGCACGAAGAATTTGCCACACGCAAACGCCGTATAGCTTGCAGCATTCTCAATACCAATATGAATCAGGAAAACGGAGGCTGGATACAACCATTTTATGGCAGCGACACCCGCCGATTTGGAAACATAGAACTTACACAGCTGGACCAGTCCTACAGTCAGAAACTCGATGTAAACCAAATTTGGAGCGAAGCACTTACGCTGTATGAATCGAAATCGTACAACTACATTTTTACAGAGGAAGATTACGACGATTTTAATGAATATAACCAGCGTTACCGTGCCGAAACCGATGCCATGCGCAAAGTGCAAATGTATATAGTAGCACCCGACACCGACGACGAAGGCGAAAAGCTAAGCGCAACCGAAATACTTCAACGCCTGGTGCAACAACGCCGAATAAAATCGGACGAAAACATTACAGCGCAAAAAATAGGACACGCACTTTCGGCACTAGGTTTCGACGAATGCAAATACCGAAGCAAAGCACACAACAACGAACCACGATCAGGATATCACGTAAAATTTTTAGAATAATGAAAAAAATAACAATACAACTCAAAACAGGTGAAACAATGAAGGAGAAAATTCAAACTGAAATGTCAAAAATAAAGTCCAAAGGTTTCACAATCTCAGCAGCCGGATATGATTGGTTTATGTATGACGAAAATAAAAATAATACAAACAAATAAATTTTTAAGCATTATGGAAAAAATTAAATGTATCACATTCGACAAAAATGCACAGGATTCACTTCCACAGCACATTAAAGATAAAATGAAAGCAGATAGAGAAAAAGCACAAAAACAAAAGTGTAAATGCGGTGGAATTTTCGAGTATAAAGAAAGTGAAGGTTATGTTTGTCCTAAATGCGGATGGACTAAGCTATTCATATAATAATAATCAACAAACTAATTTTTAAGCATTATGAAACTAATATTTAAAGACGGAAGCGAAGTACAAAAAGTTGTAATTGAGCTATTTGAGAAAAAAGAAGCGAACCACAAAAAATCAATTAAAATCATTGAAGAGGTAACTGGTTGTAAAGTATTGTCAACAACACAACTTGGATATAGGTGGTGTTTTGATTGGAGTTACTCCTGGAGTTTTAAAAATGTATATTTCGAAGATGGTATTATTGATGTTCCAGGATATACACACGAAGTGGATTCAAATGGTCGCAATCATCATATAGTGAACAAACGAAAAAAAACTATATACAACAAATTACTAGAGAGATTTCAAAAAGAAGTTCAAGTTACAAGCATTTCAGCCCTTCATAAATTTGGAGTTAAGAATGAAGCCGAAAGCGTTTCATATTCTTGGGGACTTTATAAAGAAGAATCTGGTGAAATTGCTTTGTATATTAATCCTAAGATATACGATTTATTAGATTTTTCTAAATCTATTGAAAACGGCGAACAAACAATAACTGTAGAACAATAATTTTTAAGCATTATGAAACACGTAAAAGATGAAATTTTAATTGCAATATTGGTTAACCTAAAAGGTTTCGACCTGAGCGAAGCAAAAAACTCCCTATTAGGAAGTGATATAGACCAGGAAATTGACAAAATATTGAATAAGCATTTCAAAAAAATAGTTGAATTTACTGACCATATTTCCAAACTAGAAAAGGGATGTGCTCCTTCTGTATCTCTAATGGATACGCGTATTGATATCGCCAAAAAAGCTATTGAACAATACAAAACTATTAAGCCATGAGAGAACTGCCAATCTTATTTTCCACGCCAATGGTACAAGCCATTAAGGAAAACCGCAAAACAATGACCCGCAGAACTGCAGGTTTAGAAAAAGTAAATGAAAATCCGGATAATTATTATTTTCAGTCATTGGTATTACATGCATCTGGCCGATACACATTCGCTCCATTAAATGTACCAACAAATTTTATAGATGAATCGTGTATAGTAATAGCTAAACCACGCTACCAGGTGGGCGATAAACTTTGGGTACGCGAAACGTTCACAGTTCTTGAACCTGAACATTGCTATGATGGTATGAAATCAAGATTTGTGTATAAAGCAGATTGTGATGATGAAAGTGAACAGACACGCAAAGATTGTGTATTAAGAGGATGGCCATACCAATGGAAACCTTCTATTTTCATGCCCAAAGAAGCTGCTCGCTTTTGGCTCGAAGTTACCGAAGTACGGTGTGAGCGCCTACATGCTCTTACCGAACCCGATGCAATAGCAGAAGGAATCGAAAGTCGTAAAGTGCCAGATGGAATAGGTTATAAAAATTACACTGAAACAAAAGTCAATTATTGGCTTTCACCAAACATTTCATTTTTCACATTATGGATTTCAATAAACGGACTCAGCTCTTTAAACTTAAACCCCTTTGTATTTGTGTACACTTTCAAATTAATCAAACAAAACTAACATTATGCAATTCGAACTCAACAAACTAGCAATCGACAAACAGGACAATTTCGTTACACACAAAAGCGAAACAACCATACGCGATCAAAAAACCGGTGATATTATCATACACACCATTGAAGTGCATGAAAACAAAAACAGTTACCGTCCGGAAGATTTATCGGAACTTACCGAAGAGCAATACCAGGAATATATTAAAGAGGATGAAGAACTTGAAGAAACAATAGCAGTATGAGAAAATTATTGATAACACTAAAAATTGTGCAAATTGTAGACAATGAATATAGAAAGAAAATAGGTTTAAAGCGAATTGGAAAAGGTTACTTTAAAGCTTACAGGTTAAATCCATTAAATCCAATTTGCTATCTTATAGCATTATTTTCATTTATAATTGTATTGATATTATACGGTTTTATTGGATGTTATGAAAGATTTGAAAACCCATTTAAATGGAATTAAAACCAAACTATATGAACGCAAAAGAATTTTTCGACACAGTGGCCGATATGCGCCACAACCAGCGCCAATATTTCCGCACACGAAGCCATATCTTCCTGCAGGAAAGCAAAAGGTTAGAGAAAGTAATTGACGAAGAGATTGACCGCGCAAATCGATTGTTACATCTCCCGGAACCTGAACAAAAATTACCAAGCTTATTTGATCAAGAATGAAAACGCCAATAACATATTACGGAGGTAAACAAGCACTGGCCGACACAATTATCGACATGCTTCCGGCGCACAAAATATATTGTGAGCCATTCTTTGGCGGTGGAGCTGTTTTCTTCAGGAAACCAAAAAGTTATCTCGAAGTAATAAATGATATCGACGACCGGCTAATTAATTTCTACCATGCAGTTCAAAATAATTTCGAGCAGCTTAAAACATTAATTGATTCAACGCTTAATTCTGAAACAATGTATCTTCACGCTAAAGACATTTGGAACGAACGTGTTCCGGCCGGAGAAGTTGAAAAAGCTTGGTCGGTATGGCTAATTACCAATGGAAGTTTTGCTGGATCTATGCATGGAGGTTGGAAGTGGAGTAATGGATCTTCCGGGAGTCATACAGGAGTTTATATTGCAAACAAGCGTAATTCATTCAGCAAAGAACTAAATAACCGTTTAAATCACGTACAGATATCTTGTAGGGATGCAATAAAAGTAATTCAGGAACGGGACACTCCAGATACAGTTTTTTATTTGGATCCACCGTATCCCGGAAGTTATCAAGGACATTATACCGGATATACTCACAAAGATTTATATGAGTTACTCCAGGCTCTGGCCGTAATCAAAGGAAAGTTCATTCTTTCAAATTACTGGAGTCAAACTTTGAAATACCACATTCTCCGGCACGGTTGGAATTATAAGAAAATAGAAATAACGATCAAGACTTCAAATCTGGGTATATGCGATGGAGCAAAGCCCAAACAACGAACTGAGATCATTGTGTACAATTTCAATCCCACGGCAGATTTGTTTTCTCAAAATTAATTAAAGGCCTGCAGCAATGCAGGTTTTATTTTTTCCACACACACCAAAACAATTTCCTGCATTCCACGCATCACTCCGACCCCCATAATATTAGCATCGTTCGTTATCGTGTTTTTGTGCTTATGTTATGTCGTACATCAAGCTTTGCAATGTGCTTATATTCATATACTTATAAAAATAGAGTTTTAATTATATAAATTTTACTTTAACACGAAGCAAATAACAACATAGTTAAGGTACTACATACTACAAAGCATTGTAAAATACTGATAATCAGTACAATTTTTGTAGTACCTTAGCACTAAAAACAAAGGTACTACAAAGGTACTACAAAGGTACTACACTACTACTTACTACAAAGGTACTACACACTAAAACGCTATATATCAACTATTTATGTGCTTGTAGTATGTAGTACCTTACTTTTACAATAAAAATATTGTCCTTTTTTTGTTTTTTCGCTCAAAAAAACATGCTAAAAATTTGATTATCAGAATTTTAATTATTATCTTTACTGCTAAAAACTCTAATTTTTGTCAATTATGGAAACAGAAACCAATCAACTGCCAATTATCATTATTGATTTGAAACCCGAATTGCACGATTTTCTCATTCACGAATTTGGTGAAACAGAATCCGGATTGATCAAACTTCACAAACGAAACGATATCGGGAAATTTCTCGACTCAATGTGGGTGGTATCCGATTTGCCGGTAAAACGCAAATTTGAGAAGTATAATAACCCGGTAAAATTTATCCTTCCTATTGTGCAAGAAAGTCAGTATATTGTACGTAACAATTTTGTGTATGTGCCACTCTACAGAGAGCAACAAATAAACGATTACCTGGAAGCCATGTTCAACCTGGTAATACGTGAGTACTTTGTAACTGGCTACGAAAAACAATTCAAAAAAAGCATGATAATAGAAGGCATACTGAAAGCCTTCAATATCAAGAAAAATGCAGTTTCGTTCGATCGCATCAAGAAAAAAGACTACCGAAACCGTGAAAATGTGTTAAATTTAGTAGTTAGAGAAATACAAAACTCTGTAATACAATGAGTTAAAAAATTTTTAAGACAAAACCAGCGTTTTGAGCCTTAAATGTCTTATAATTTAAGACTTAAAACGCTATAAATCAAATAAATAACATGAATATTTCAAGCAATAAAGACAAGCAAAACAGACTGTGCGAAATTTGGCACGCACAACCCAATACAGTTGCTATGGTCGATTATCCTGGTAATTATGCCAAATGTGTCGGATCGTTCACCGAATTGAAATTTTCGGATGCAAGCTTCGAAGAAAGCGATGTGGAAAATGGAAGCCCTATTCAGCAGAATTTAGAAATTACAATAAACGGACAAAATCAAGAATCTGATAATGAAAGTTTAGACCTTACAAGCAATTATTTAATTCTAAAATTGCTTTACACCAATGGCGACATTAAAATTTTAGGCACAAAAGACAATCCGGTTACATTATTATCAAATTCTACCGGCACACCGGCTGCATTAAAACTATACACTCAGCGTATATCGGCCGAAAAAGCCAAATATTTATTGATTTAAAAGTCCTTTTATATAGTAGTTAATGTGATTAAAATTGTACATTAAAATTAGTGTACATGAAATACAGCCGCTTACTTTCCACTATAATTAACGGACGATGGATGATTCGCCCCGAAGAAATTGTTGCTAACGAGTCCATCGTTGAGCGACTTCTTAATCGTAATTATACCTCCGAAGAGTATAATCAGATTTTGTCTGAGTTAAAACCGGTGCAAACCTTACTGGGTTTATCGGGTGCAAAACAAGCTGCTGAAGGTAGTTCGTACGACAAAGCACCCAAAGGATCGGTAGCAATTTTCGAGAACATTGGTACTATGCTTAAATATGGTAGTATGTGTACCTATGGCACTATGGAAATATCAGAAGCTGCACGACAGGCAGTTCAACACTCCAATATTGATGCTTTAATACTCGATATCGACAGTGGTGGTGGATCGGTAGATGCTATTCCACCTATGCTCGATTTAATTGCCTTTGCTCATTCGCTCAATAAACCTGTGGTTGCATTGTGCGATTTGTGCGCTTCGGCAGCTTACTATGTAGCCAGCCATTGCGATGAAATTATTGCCAGCAACAATATTTCGTCCGAATTTGGCAGCATAGGAGTAATGATGAGTTGGCGCGATACCAAAGCGCGTGATGCTAAAGATGGTATTATGAATCATGTGGTTTATTCTACACGGTCGAAATGGAAAAATTTGCCATTTCGCAATGCTGAAGAGGGAGGTGAAAATCCTTATGCACTTTTACAAAGCGAAGAATTGGATCCACTCGAATTAAAATTTGAGAACGATGTAAAATCGGCTAGAGGTTCAAAACTCGATTTGAGCGTAGAAGGGATATTGGAAGGCCGTATGTTTTTTGCTCAGGAAGCATTAAAACACGGTTTAATTGATGGAATTGGTAATATGGAATTTGCAGTTAAAAGAGCAAAAGATTTGAGAAATAGTTATTTAGTAAATAAATTTGTAAATAAAAATTAGTATGTTTAAACAAATTCTTGCAATGGTACTGGGATATCTTAAAGTTGGTGCGCTTGCTAAAAGCGAATCAGGAAAAAGTATTCTTACTGCCGATCAGAAGCAAATGCTTACTGACAAATGGGGTGATAAATTTACCTCTACTTTCGAAGCTGAACTGGAAACTTACGAAGCTGAAGGAAACGAAGCTTCAACTTCCAATGTAGAAATTTCGAATTTGCAAACTCAATTGGGTACAATTAAAACTCAATTGGAAACTGCAATTTCTGAAAAACGTGTACTTGAACAAAAAGTATCGAAACTTGAAGGAACTCAAGCCGAAGATGCTGCAGAAACAATTGAAATGGTAGATAATTCTAAAAAAAGAATTGCATTCAAACCAAACATGAATTATGTGCACAATAAAGTAATCGAAAATTACTTTAAAGGTGATGGTTCAATGCAATATTCCGGTGATGGTACTATTGATACCGCAGAATTGCAGGAAGAGTTTGGTCGCTATGTAACTGCCGAAAAGGTAGAGATTATGAAAAGTCTTACCAGCGGACTTACTTGTACCGACTATATGTCGACAATTGTAACCGACAAACTTCAATGGAAAGCCAGTCAGGCAATGATTGATAGTGTGTTGCAACAATTCACACCTTATTGGACACCTTCCAAAAAGGCTAAATTTACGCCTATAGTAATTGAAAATTTCCTTTTGAAAGTCAATCAGCCTATCAAACCAAGCGATATCATTGATTCTTTCTTTGGATATTTGTACGATGAAGGTACTACACCTGATCAAATGCCAATCGTTAAGTATATTATCGAAGAATTGGTAAAACCAAAATTGTTGGAAGATTTAGAAATAGCCATGGTAACAGGCAAATTTGTTGAGTTTAATCCTACACAAGATGGTCAGGCTGCTCCAGCTGATGCTGCTACACAGTCAATGAATGGATTCTTAACCGTATTGAGAGAATTAAAAGCTGCCAATGCTGTTATTGGTGGTTGGTTATTGCCTAATATTGTTTTGACAAGCGAGAATATTATCGAAGAATTGAACAATGCTGTAGATTCGGTATCAAAGAACTACAAAAAGAAAAAAATGTTCATTCATATCGATCCTGATTTGGTAACATTGTACAAACGTGCCTATTTGGAAAAATACAAAGCACGTATTACAGCTGAAGATGTAAAAGATAAAGTTGATTTCTCTAACTTTACATTTGGTCCTATCGAAGGTATGCAAGGTACAGGAGCATTCTTTATTACTCCTAAAGAAAACTTTAAACATTTGATGAGCAGAAATGTAAACGAAGCAAAAGTTTACATCCAGGTAATCAATTACGATGTAAAAGTATTCATGGAATTCCGTAAAGGTACAGGTTTTGCAATGCAAGAAGCAATTTTCGCTTATCTTCCTGCCGAAACCGAAACTGGTTCAGGTTCTGTTGGTGGTGGATTGTAATTAAATCCATTAAATATAATTAGGTAGGTTGTAAAAGGCCTACTTAATAATCAAATGTTTAATACTCAAATAAATAAATAAAATGGCTTATACTAGAGTATCAGTAAAAAAGAACGGTGCAAATCCGGGACGTCCTACCGGAAAGGCAGGTTTTATAATTTTGTTCGACTGGTCACAAGTAAAAACTTATACACGCGACGACAAAGGTGTAAAAGTGAGTGCTTTTGAAATGGTTACAGGACAAACACCAATTGGCGTTTACGCAACCGATTCAACTCAAAATGTTTATCACCAATCAACCGGTAATGATGATGCACGTGGATTTATCCATCATGCTGATTTCAGTCACCCTGGCGATAGCCTAGCGTTCAACGAATTGGTAGAAAACAATGTGAATGGACGCTTAGGTGCAATATTTGTGCCTTGCACTGGAAACGATTGTCGTATTGCAGGTTTACCTTGCAACCCGCTTAAAATGACTCAGGACAATGGACAAAGCAATGCCGAAGGAACTAAACACGACATTCAGTTAGTTCAATCATTTGCCGGAGCTGCATTAGGACACATTGACAAATCATTGGTGCCTGCTACCGATGATAACGATATCAATGCTGAGCTTGGTTTACCTACCACAGGTTCACAAGGCGAAGGTATTTAATTCAAAATCAATTTCTAATTTTAAAAAAAAGGCTGAATATCGTACATTCAGCCTTTTTTGTGTCCTTTTATAGGTCAATTTGCAATTGCAAATTTGTATTATCAAACTTCAAATTATTATTACCAATGCAAAAGTTAGTTCAAAAAGAAATTACAAATGTAAATTCACAGAAAATTCCGGGTGTGATATTAAGTGGAAATGTAACTACACATAATTTAAACCCAAGAATTAAAAAAAGTTATAAACCAAAAATTCATTAAAATGTCAAACAAAAAGAAACCAGCAAAAAAAGCTGTTGAAAAAATTGTACCTGATCAGAATAATACTGAAGAAATTCAGGAGCTTAACAACGATAACGTTGAAAAAGTAGTGGAAAACAACGAAGTAAACAACGAAGACGTTGAATTCCTTCCTAAAATTGGCATTATTGGAGCGCCTAAAGTATGTGTTTGTATTCCGTTCCTGCAGGCAGCTGCTCAGGGCAATGAGTTGAAATATGCATTGCGCTCTATGCAAAAAAACTTCCGTGAAGATTTCACGGTTGTAATTATTGGCGATCGTCCGGATTGGTTAAGCAACGCAGCCTTGCACATTGAACACAACTGTATGAGTAAAAACCCTCAGGTAGATGTAATCGATAAAATTAAAAACATTTTGGTTACCGAAGAGGTGAGCGATAAATTTGTATGGACCAACGACGATATCTATTTTGTATCGCCTGTTTCATTGGCCGATATCGAAACGCTAAAAATAGTGGGCGAACTGAAAGAAATGCCTAAAGTTGCAACTGTTTACAGCGCAAACCGCGAAAAAACAATTGCTTTGCTCGAAAAAGCACGTTTGCCAACCCGCAATTTTGCAACTCATTTGCCTATAGTATTCGAAAAAGAAAAAGTTTTACAACTTTTCGAAGAATTTGAAGAGTTGAACGAAGGAGGTTATTTGTTCTCTTCAGTATATTTCAATCGCCATTTTGCAGATTGGAAGCCCCTCCTACTCGACTGGGTTAACGATAACTGGTCGCTTCGCCTGGTATCGAAAAATCCCGATGCTGATAAGTTCAAAAAAATAGTAAACCGCAGTAAATGGCTCAACAATGCCGAAAGCGGTTATTCCGAATTTCTTGAAAAATATTTAGAAAAACGATTCCCTGAAAAATCAATTTTTGAAATTTAAATCGTGAAACAAGAAGTTATAAACTGGTTACAAAGCGGGTGCGATTCCAATCAGGGAATCGCACTTCTTGAAAAATACAGCACGAATACATTTTTAAAAAGGTTGATAAAAGCCAACCCCATTAAAAATGCTAAGTTGTTGAAGGAATCGCTTTGTAAAATTGCCAAAGTGGATGTACCAGCTCATGCTTCGGCCGGTATACCACCAAAAAAAAGCAATTTTACTAAAACCGACACCTTCAGGAGTGAGTTTCCGTTTCTCAATCGTCCCGATTGCCCTATTGAACTCAAGGCCCTGGTAACTGATAAATTTACTTCATTCTATTCTTACAGAGATTTGTATAAATCATTGCCCGACTGTACAAACCTTATAGAATGTGCCGATACAGCCAAAGCATTGATTGATAACTACACTGAGAACCGTGCAATTTGGGCAGAATTGGAATACTACAAAAAAAACAAGGTTTTGCTTGGTAAACACCCTATTTTCAAACATTATCAGAATGTTCAGAATTTAAGAAAAATGAGTTTAAAAGATTTGGTATTCAAACAAATTAAGCTTAAACATAATGTGTGGCGCATTAAAAGTAATTTGGCAAAAGGCGATAAACCACAGCTGGATGCCGAACGAAAATTGGATCTAGAAATAAAAATGAATGAATTAGCTGAAGTAAATAGATTATTGGGATAATGAGTTATTATTTTACGCTGGAGGAATTACAAATGGAACGAGTCAACGCACGGTTGTATTCGCATAAATTTGAACGAATGCATAATTTGAAACTCGATAACCTAAAAAGTTTGTGCGGACGACTCCCGGAAGATAACGAATGCTTTTTTATCGAAACAACAAAAAGTTTCAATGCATTCACTTTCATTGTTTACCTGATCAGGCATGCCGGAACTATCGAAAACCTGTTTATTGCAACTTACAGTATCAACGACCGCATTATAAACTCGCTCATGCGATGGAAAGAAGCCGGTTTGATTCAGGAAGTAACAATTGAAATATCCGAAAGTATTCGGTTCAGAATGCCTAAAATAGCCCAAAGGCTGGATTTACTGCATTCTGAATATAAAATTACTGTTATTTACGAATGGACACATAGAAAAGTAACCTGTGTAAAAACAGATATCGGACTTTTCGAAATTGAAGGAAGTGGAAATTACGGCGAAAACGCCATGAAAGAACAATATATATTTTGCAAATCAAAAGAAGTGTATGAATTCAGAAATAATGGCTAAGGCTAATTGGGATAATATTGAAAAACTTCCCGATTGGTTTAAAAAAATAAATTGGGATGAATATGAGAAATTAGCTTCGATAGGTTATACACCTGAAAAAATAGCAATGTTTTATAAGGTTGATAAGCTTGAATTTATGTATTACTACATGCTAATTGACTCAAAATTAGAATATCATTATCAACGAGGTGTTTTATACTATCAAGCTAAAGAAGGTATGGCAATGGTTGACGATGCTTCTACCAATGCAACTCAGGCTCAAAGGTTAGATAAATTGCGTTCTGAAGTAAATTTCCAAAGACTTAAAGATGAAATAATTTATGGCGGACTTTAATAAATCACTGTTTGATCTATTGCAGGATTATATCCAATCAGGCTCTAAACAAACGCTATCTGACGACGAACAGAAGTATTTGGACTTATTGTACCTTATCAACTCACTTCGCCGCAAATATGGCAAAGAAAACGCTATTTCATTTATTCAGCGGCCTCCATTTAATATCCCGTTTCGTCGTGCACGCGAAATGTACGACGAAGCAATTAATTTGTTTTATGGCGATGATGGTATTGAGAAACAAGCACACCGAAATGCCATGTTCGAAGAAATGAGAGCAGCTGCCAGTTTGGTATTGGCAAGTGCTAAGAACTCAAAAGATATGGAGGTTTATGCAGATATAATGACAAAGGCTGGTAAGATTAAAGCACTTGATCAGGCTGATCCACCTAAAATTCCAGAAGCACTTTATATGAAACCATTTAAGATATATTCGCTCAATCCTGGCACTATTAAACTGCCTACAGTCGACCGTAATGCATTGGCTGAACGAATTGATAATCTGGATATCAACGAACGCGAAAAGGACCGGCTTAAACAAGAAGGTCAGGTAAAACAAATATCATTTTTAGACCTATACGATGAGCAAGAAGCAAAGATTGAATCTGAATCGTGATGATGTAGAAGTTCGATATGAAAATTGGTTGGCACAGCTATTTGGAATGGCGATGCCAAAAAACTTATACTTACCCTTAGGACGTGCTTCAACCAAAACAACCAACTTTGCAGTGGAACGGCTGCAGGAATGTGTTTATGACTTACCAGGTGCGCCCGGTGCATGGGTGAGCGATACATACACCAATCTACACAAAAATGTTATTCCTTCACTGCAGGAAGGCTTACGCTTGCATGGGTGGGAACAGGGTATTCATTATGTAATAGACCAGGAACCGCCCGAAGCATGGAAAAGCAAAATGTACAATATACTTTCGAATTGGAAAGGTACAATGACATTTTTCTCAGGCTTTAATCTCACCTTTATTTCGTTGGATCGCCCCAGTATTGGTGCCGGTCGTTCGTATGTGTGTGTATTTGGCGATGAAGTAAAGTATTTCCCCGAAACAAAGATATCAAACCTACTCAAAGCTGTTCGTGGATATCGTGCTAAGTATGGTGATTCACCCATGTATCGCGCTCAAACTTTTACAACCGATATGCCCGACCCCAACCACATTGGCGAACACGACTGGATATTGAAGTATGTAAAGAAAAACAACAAAGAAAAGCTTATTTTGCTGCTACAGGTGGCATTTGTATATAACGAAACGAAGAAAGAGTACGCTTCGATACTCGAAACGAATAACGCCAAGAAAATAGCCTTAGCAGAGCGAAATATGAAACGCTGGGAGGATAGATGGAGGCAAATTCGCAAAGATGTATCTATATTTTGGATAGCCTCTTCGTTTATCAATGTGGATATTCTTTCACTCGATTGGTTCGACGATGAATTTGCCGTGGGTTTAGAGGGCGTTATGTCTGGTATTTTATCCATTATACCCAAACTATCAGCTGCTACACGCTTTTACTCATTACTGAGCGAACGCCATTTTTATGCTGATGGCTGCAATTATAAGTACTTAGATACCCTTAGTTATGGTACAGAGCCCGATTGCAGGATATTAAAACATCTTGATGGTAGCAGGGCACTGGAGGCAGGGCTTGATGTAGGTGGAACACTATGGATAGTATTCGGGCAGCAAGAAGGGCGAAAATACCGTGTAATGAAAGAGATGCTAACACTACCACCTCGCTATATACGTGAGCTGGCTGATGACTTTATAGCCTACTTTGCACCGCACAGGGTTAAGCAACTCAAACTATACTATGACCGTGCAGCTAACAATATGAAGAAAGTAAAGCAGGATGTTGCATCGCAGGTTAAGAAAGCTATAGAGTACGATTCCGAGAACAAACGTACAGGATGGACAGTAACACTAATGAGCCAAGGGCAGGGAGATATAGGCAGCAATACAGAGTACAACTTTATGATGGAACTAATGAGCGGACGTAACAAGTTATTACCCACGCTCGAAATAGATCGTACCAATTGCCCATACCTGAAGATACAATTAGAATCGATACCAACCAAAGTTAACACCTCTAAGTCTATGGAAAGCTTCGTGGTGAAAGAAAAGAAAGGCGATAAGTTACCGGTACACCGCTTACCTAAAGAGTCGAGCAATATGACTGATGCATTTAAATACTTGATGTGTCGTAAAACGTGGCTCCGACTTAT